GATGAATGTCGTCTCGAATGTTGGGGATGGTCACACTCCGTTACCGCATGGCTATGAGAAAATAACTAACCTACCGCAAGGCGGGTCAGTCCTCATGGGCTACGTTGGAACTTCCAACGGGATAACGGGTGTTGGGTTTACAGGTACTACTTCGATCCCTCCGGGCTTAGATACAAGCTTTAGTAATAGAGCTTATAACGAATGCCTAGAGAGGTTGTACGACAAGATCAGGGGAAACCTTGATCTGAGTATCGATTTGCTTCAACATCGTCAAACAGCGGCTACTGTCAGCCGAGCCTCAAAGATTCTTAAGTCGTTTGGCGCAGAAATTGTGCCGATGATTTTGAATCCTAGAAAGGCAAGCGCTGATGTTTGGCTTGAATGGACGTATGGCATTAAACCCACGATGTCGAGTATCTATGACACTCTGATGTTGTTCCAGCAGGGAAACCCGCTTGGAGACTTCCAAGTTGTCGTTCGTGCGAACGATCGACGATGGGAATCAGAATCATGGGTAGGTGTTGGTGATACATATATACCTACTAGATGTAATTACTATTCTAGTAAGCGTTGTAAGATCGGGCTAAACCTGAGAATTAACCCCAGTATTCTGGGAAATTTCGCGGGCGTAACCAGTCTTAATCCAATATCAATCGCGTGGGAACTCGTTCCCTATTCGTTTGTGTTGGACTGGGTATATAATGTAGGAGGATACCTTAGATCTTTCGAATCCGCCTTCTTATATCGTTCAGCTTTCCGCAACGGGTACGTTACTCAGACGTTTAAAGCGTCTGGGGAGACATACACCACGGGAAGTTATAGCGACAAAGGAGGTATCTGGAAATCTATTGCAACCAACGGGCAGTTTTCTCATATTAAAATGCAGAGAACAGTGCTAAATAGCATGCCTCTTCCTCGACCCCCATCTCTTAAGTTAGATTTGGGTTCCGGTCGGATCCTAAACGCTGTTGCTTTGCTGCAACAGCTAATCCGCTGAATCCGTATTGCACGGGTTCATTCCTCGTAATATCTTCCAAGGAGCCTCAAATGAGCGCTGTAGCAAACATTGTACTGAATGACGCACTGGCAACACCAGTGGCACATACCTTTATACCTCTTGGCCCCGATTCGTCGGGTACTTGGTGGTGGGAGGACCAAACCGGTTCATCCCCGATCGGCTATAACCGCATTTCAATGCAGCTTGTCCGTAATACTAAACAAACTGCTGGGTTATCTGCCGGTGGATCCACTAGTAGAATCAAGGTTGGGGTTCACACCCCTAAAATGGAGACGTTGGGCAACACATCTGCGGGATTAACTCCCCCGCCGACTATTGCTTATACTCCACGCTGTTTGATCGAATTTATTATCTCCGATCGCAGCGCGCTCCAAGATCGAAAGGATTTGCGTAAATACGTCGACTTCCTTATGGCTGAAACTCAGCTCACGGACATGGTCGAAAATTTACGTAATGTTTACTAGGTCTTGAGGTGACAAAATGCCTACCGTATACAACGATTTGCATCGTGAACGCAAGGTTTTCTTTGCTTTGTGTAAGGTTATCAATTCGCCAACTTCGCTCGGGCTTTGGCTATGCTTCAAATACGCAGATTATTCAAGTGTCTGCCAGCATAGTATTGACCCGAGAAAGTACCTCTCCCCTGCCGATTTCTGTCGAGACTATATGGTTACAAAGTTCTTCGCGAAAGCGACGTTCCTAGCAACCGGAATAGATCTCAAAGAGGCGGCGCTTCAGAGTTTCAAATCCTCTGAAGAGACATGCACGGAAACGAATAGAAGGATCTCCACCATGGATACTGCAACAAGGTTGCAGCTGAGCCCTTTGATCTTTAAAGCTCAGAGAAAGATATTTAAGGTGTTGGGTCCTTTTTCTTTATTCAAGTGCGTCGAAGGAGTTGGGTGGGGACCTGGGGCAACCTACGAGTTTTCTCGTTCGGAAGCCCGGTTAGACCGAAAAATTGGCTTATTACCACTTTCTAGTACGGCTGATGCTTTGCAAACCGCTCGAAGTTTTATTGAGCAGGATCTGCATTGGTCTGCTTATCTCTTGGGGATACCTCCTCAGGATTTAGGTGGGCCCTACTCGATGTTACGAGACTGTTTCAATACAGTCCACGGATGTCGTGTAGTGACCGTGCCGAAAGATAGTAAAACGGATCGGACTATTGCGATCGAACCTAGGATGAACGGCTTTCTCCAAAAAGGAGTCGGCTCTTATATCAGAGGACGATTGCTGAAGTACGGAATTGATCTTAATAATCAAGAAGTGAATCAAAACGGCGCTAAGCGTGCCGCAACTGATTTACTGGCTACTTTAGATCTTAAAGCAGCCTCTGATTCCGTGTCCATAGAGTTAGTGTTTCTTCTCTTGCCCCTCGAGTGGGCCCAGTACCTAGACGATATACGTTCCAAAACGTATGAACTAAATGGCGAAGTTCGACCATTTAGAAAATTTTCGTCAATGGGAAACGGGTTCACTTTCGAGCTCGAGACATTGATATTTTGGGCTATATGCTCCTGTATCGATGAAGACACCCAGGTTTTAGTTTACGGCGACGATATAATCGTCTCTCAAGCTAAAGCTGCTGAGGTCGTTAAAGCGTTGACATCTTTCGGATTTACAGTTAATACAAGTAAATCATTTGTCGAAGGCACGTTTTTCGAGTCATGCGGTAAGCACTACTTTGAAACCGTAGACGTGACCCCAATATACCAGAAAGAGCCTTTAAGCTCGATTTGGGAAATTATACGATGCCATAACAGGCTCGTACGTTGGAGTTTGCGTACTGGTAACGACGTAAGTGCAATATCCGCTCAACTACGCCGATGGGCATACGATATTGTGCGTCCTCTCCCCTTAATCCCTCACGGGGCTGAGGGGGATGATGGTTTCTTAGTTCGTGATGACAACATCACTTACGACAAAAACCATGGGTATCGCTGTATCGTATTAACACCGGTTAGTAAGCTGCAGAAGATGCAGCACGAGGCCTTGTACGTGCATAGACTTCGGTTAATGCATGTGCAAGATAGAGGCGAGCTGGTCATTTCTGATCAGCTAAAAACGCCGGGATCTGCGTTCAAACGCAGTGAAAGGTATATATCCGTTACCGAGGATATTTCTCGGTTCAGGTCGGGG